CATCCACTCACGTCGTCTCAAGACTGCTTCGTTCTTGTAACGATATCCAACTTACTATTTTGGATAAGGCCCCATCAGGTGGGTTTTAGAGTGTTATACCGCACTCAGAGATTTCGGTTGTAGTAATAAGTACACAATAAATTAGGAAAAGTCAAAAACCAATTCTAATTTATAATGATTCTAATTATTATTTATAATGAGTCTAAATAGTATTTAGAATGAATCTAAATAACTATTCCTCTCTATACTCAACATAACCATCCCAAAAACCTTTGTAGGTAGTCTTTTGTACAACCTTCTTTATGATACACCATGCATTAGATTGAGATATCCCCCATTTCTCTCCAACCTTTCCATAGGTTCCTAACTCCTCATAGTCTTTAATCATTTCATCTCTCTTATGTCTTAGACTGTTAGGACGACTGTTTTGGTATTTCTTTGTATTCTCTCTTCTTGTTACAACTTTAAGGTTATTAACATTGTTATTGGAAGTATCGTCATCAATATGATCAATAGTCATTTTATCAGGTATCTCCCCCACGAAAGTACTATAGACTAATCTATGTATATAATGCAACTTATCACCATCCTTATTGAATAGTCTAACTTGATAATAACCTTTCTTTGATTGTGTTGCCTTCTGTTGTTTGAGTATTCTTACTTTGTTCCTCTTGTATGATGTTACTTGACCATCTTCATTAATAAAATACCCGCTGTAATTTTCAATTTCTTTCATAATTTCTTTGATTTAAGTTTATTCTTTATCTTTAAATATAAAGAAAAAAAGGAAAAGAATCAAATTGTCAAAAAAATTTACTATCTTTGAAGGGTAGAACATTAAAAATTAGAAAGTATGCAAGACACACAAACAATGATTGTAAGACAATCATCACTTAAATTCGTAAACGACTATACGTCAAATTTAGACCAACCAATTGGAATCTATGAAACAGTCGCACTTGCGGAGATTATCAAAGAGTATGTTTTAAACGGAAGAACTGCAGACATTAATAAACGACTAATGGCGTTTGATAAGTTTGTAATGAAGGAATCTGCAAAGGATATTGTAGATAAGATTAAGTTTGAACTAAGGGAATAATCCCAATTGATTATGTGAGAATTTATCTGTATATTTATATATATAAGAACGAGGGGACTCTACTCGAATTTGTTCTTACACATTATTTCTTTTTTTGATTGAGGTGAGTCTCCCATTATATATATAGAAAAACCCCTAATGATGTTGAAGTCATAGGGGTTTTTCACTTTGTAATAGTAATAACCATCTCAAATTTTATTTACCTCTGTATTGTTTGTAACATACCGCAGCACGTTGGTCTTCCCTTGGAAACTCTTTAATCATTGTAGAGTCTTCCATACATCTTGAGATAAATTCTTTTTCAGTCTCACCACTTGGTTTAGGTAAAACAAAGTCCTCAAAGGACAATCTTATAAGTTTTAACTTAACATCCATAACAATTCCCACCACAAAAAGGACAACTACTGCACATAAGTAAAATCTTTATTGTCAGCGTAATGTATCTTTATCTGTCTTGATAACTCATCAGAACTTCCGTGAATACTTTCCATCCTTGCTTTGTAGTCAACGTATCTTTCACCGTTGTGTGGGTTTTCTAATACTATACTCATTTTTTTTGTCTTTTTAATTTTTTATTCTCTTCCATCAATTTCTCAATGTGACCTTCTAATAGATCTATCTTATCTGTAAGTTCAACAATCTTTGTAGACATGTCGTTGATCATTGTTTGATAAATCTTAAGTGACTTCTCAAGATTATCTAATTTGGTGTTCTCTATTTCCACATCTCTCTTTCTTGATCCTAATAAATATGTAACTACTGATACGATCAAGGTAGTTCCTATGTATAATACTTTTTCTAACATTTTGGTTGGTGTTTAGTCACAACATGGTCCATCAGACGCAGCGTCCTCTGAATATGATGGCATTCCGTTTATGATGTTTTGAATGTTAAATCCTTTTCTTGTAGTTCGGTTTAATACGATCCCCGCATTGTACCTTGCATTTTTGTCAGGAGTCATTCCATCGTAAGATGATGTACTGTTATAATCAGGGAATAGGTTTTGACCTGGCCCTGTGTTTAGATAATCTAATATTCTTTGTTTGTAGAAGTCCGCTCTTTGTTTTTGGATATTTCTCAAGTATTTCATTGTTTCGATATCCACCGCTCTTGCATCTGCACCGTCACCTTCCATAATACCTCTGTTCATCATTCTGTAGTGAATGTTTGGTATTGCTGAGTGATAACTTGTTTGAATTAAGAATGGTGCAATGTAGTCATCGATTAAGGTCTTCTCATCACTTGTAAATGTGTTTCCTGTTGAGGACACTTTACCAAGTAAGTTATTATAGAATTTTGTACCTAATAACGTCTGTAGTTGGATATCCTGTGCGATCTGTATCTCCGCCTTCAATACATCCATATCAACGTTCTTGTTGATGTTTGTAAAATTCTTTAGTTTAGTTTCTGATATCAGTAGTACGTTTGCCATATTATTCTATAATTGTTTTTTCGTCCTTTATCTCAACCTTCTCTACATCTAAAATTGTGAGTGGTTTAACTTTTAACATAATAGGTTGACTTGTCTTCAAACTCATTAGTTTGTTGAAGGTAGATATTAACTCGTTGATGTAAGGTTTAATAACTGTGTTTCTAAAGAACTCTGAGTGTTCTAAGATCTCATTTGCAGAACCCAATTTACCTGCACTACTAATACCAAACAATTCACCCGAAGATACTCTATGACCACTTAAAATGGATCTGATGATGTCTTCATAAATTGTTGTGTAATAGTTATCTGATTGATTTGGTTGTACCGCTTCTATTGTCGGTCCACTTTCCTTACTTTCGTTAAATGATACTACCGCTCTACCACCGTTGTCTGTTCCACCATACGACTCTTCGAGTGCTCTTGTAATGATGTCTTGTTCTTCAGGACCTGGTACCCCATTATTAAAATTAATAAAGAGTGACGGCATCATACCATTTTTCAAATTGTTTTTGTGGAAGTTTTGTATCTCGATTGAGATGTCTATTGCTGCAAGTGCTCCACTATAATCAGGTGATGGGTAGTAATCGTTTGATGGTTGGTAAGAAGTTACATATAAAATCTGTGATGGGTCCTCAGCTTCAATGTTGAATGCTGGTAACTCTACAGGTTTATTCTTTCTTGTGTTAGTCCAATCCGCACTGTAGTAATAACTTGTTACTTCATCTTCATCACTACCTTCATCAATTTTAGCACATCTTACTCTACTGAAATCTATGTGATGTATTTCTGCAATACCTTCACTACGGTCTCTTTTCCAAACTACATTAACTGCATATCCCCCAAATAATACAAGGTCTAATGCACATTTCTCATATACGTCTTGGATGTTTTCTTTCTTGTTTACAAGATTGATGGTTGCCATCGGATTTGTTTCACAATAGAGACCATCTCCTACGATCTGTGAGACCTTTGCTTGTACAATGGACTTATGTATCGCAGAGTTATTATAAACGTCTATAAGGAAGTTTGGGTACGTATTACCTTGACCGTAGAATACCCAATCTTTATTCCCGAATATCTCGGAGATTGTTGGTAAAGTTGCGTTATAGAATTTTACCTTCTTTAATTGATACTTGTTTTTTTCTTCCATATTATTCTTCTATGTATATGTAATTGTCATTACCTTCGTTATCTGATTGATATTCCACGAATGGATCTGACTCAACAGATGAGTTACCTGTGACTTTCCAAATACCTTCGTATAATGTAGTACCCGCCTCATTAACTTCAACTAAGTACTCACCGTCATATATCAACTTATCACCAATATACGCTTGTTGCCACTCAAAATCAACATAACGATCATTATATCTACCATAAAACCTTGCTGATGAAGGTGGAATCGGATCCTGATAAGTAAGAGGATAACAAATTACAGGACTATAAAAGGTAAAATGATTACTTAATATATGTGTAAATCTAAACTGTACGTTACCTGTATCTTGTTGAACAGGTGGTGATCCTGCATAGTTGTTAGGCCACCCACGTTGGTTATTATTGATGTTCAATGCGAACTCATTACTTTTTGTTACGTCTATGTATATCATAAAGTATTGGACTTTACATCTAAATATAAAAAAATTAAAATTGAAATTGTAGGGATAAAAAAAAGGAGTATGTTTCCATACCCCTTAATTCTCTAAAAGAAAGTGTATAATTAAGACTCTACAGTAATCCCACTTACAACACTTGCTAAGTCAGCAGTTAATGTATTTGCTAAGTTAGGTTCTTGTCCTGTTAATGTGATTGAGAATCCATTTTTATCACCGACTGCTAAACCTGTCTCTGCAGATCCCGCAGATAGGTATAGTCCGTTAACCTCACCAAGGTAGTACGAAGTATCATTTTGGTCAACTACAACAACTTTTAAGTTATCGTCTTGAGCCATAAGTCTTACTAAGTTTCTCTTGTCTTGGTCATATTTGTAAAAGGATAGTACTAAATCCTGATTGTAGAATACAGTACCGTTCTCAAAAGATTTGTTTGCTGTCTGAGTCAATGAAGATGTGTTTCTCTTAACTGCGAACTTGTAAAAAGTTCCTGTACCTGTTAAACCTGAGATCGCTGAGTCAGCGTCTTGATCAATTGAAGATACAGTGTGACCACTGTCACCTAAGATATACACGGTCTTCAACGATCCAAGACTGTCCGCACAACCTAATGAAATTCCTGAAGATATATAACAACTCATAATGTATATTTATTTTTTTAAATTTATTAAAGGGGGCCTTTCACCCCCTTTGGTTTTTTAAATCAATTATAGTCCGTTAGACGCGAAATATGCGATATCGAACTGAGGTACTGCTGCTCCAAAGTTGAAGTTAGATCTGAATCTTACCTCATCATTGTCTCTTGACCACCAGATGTCGAATTGCTCGCTATCTGACATAAGGTCCATACCAATTACAAAGTACTCTTTTGGTCCAATCACTACTTGATCGTTACCGTTAAGTCCTTTAGTTGGAACAATAGTTACATTTGAGTTAGGGTGCTGTGCAATTAAGTTACCTGTAATGTTAGCATCCTTTAAGTAATCTTTGTAGAAGTTCTCTTTAGTTAACGCTTGTACGTATAATCTGAAGTTTGCGTAAGACATGAAAACAACTAAGTCTTCTCTTGCCATTGCATCGTCATCCAACGCGTTGATTAATCCGTCTACTTCTGTGATAGGGTTACCCGCTGTACCGTATGCTGCAGCTGCACTGAATGCAGTACCGTTAGAATCAGCAACGTAAGATTTAGATACATCAGGAGTTAATAACGCTTCGAAACCATCGAAACAGTCACCACCAGCG